TGGATCTTATTACAAAACACACCACTCAAGGAACAATAGGTGGAAGAATTGTTCAATCACTTATGTGGGTTGTTTCTACTCCTAGTATCGCCGTAACCAAGGGAACGAAGTTTGCTCTTAGTCCAATGCTGACACCTTTAAGGTATGTCGGAAAAGGCGCAGCTACTCTCTCCCCTAACTCCGAGTTTAACACGAGTGCTAATAAAATAATGGCGAGAGACAGGGCTAGTTTTAAAACCTTGCGGAAAGAAATTAAAGCCCTTGAAGCAAGACAAGAAGAAGCGATTGGAGCAACGGAAAAAGCAGTCATTGAGAAAGAGCTTATCCAGAAAAATGATAGCCTGAAGTCTGTAGAAACACGCCTAGAAAAGAATAAAGTTCGGATGGCGGAGATGGACTCTGAAGCAATTGGTAATGCCCTCCTAGCAACAGGGATGTATATTATGTTTTGGGATATGTCCGAAAAGAATATGATTACTGGAGGAGGCCACTGGATGAATGACGATCAGAAGCGATCATCTAACTTTCAACCTTATATGCTCCTTAGAGACAATGGGACGGGTGGACATGACTATCGAATGGCAGAGCCCTATCGTATTGTAACTTCTATCATTGCTGACGTTCAAACATGGCACGAGTATAAAGAAAAAGGACTTCTCACGGAAGACCAGTTAGACTTAACAGCTATGATCGCTCGTACTATCCGAGGTATTCTTCAAGACTCCCCATTTACGGGAGGAGTAAAGAACGTCATGAGACTCTTTAGCCCTACATCAGCCCAAGATACACGCGCTGAGGTCGGTACAGAAATGTTATTTGGAATGGTTCCTACGATCCCTAATGCATTCAAAGCTCCCAAACGGGAGGATCAGCGTTACTTTGACGACCGTACCCAAACAAGGGACTTAGGAGATCGCTTATGGCAGAATTTAGCTGCCTCCCCTGCTCCTAATCTCAAAAGAGACGAGTATGGACGCCCTAAGCAACGTAATAAGAAGAACCTAGCTTCTGCTGTATTAAGAACAGCTAAGCAAAAGTTCCCTATGTCCACCCTTCGTGAATACGAATTAGATCAAATCATTGAAGCCGATAATCGCCTTGGAAACATCATCGGAGCCGTCACTACTTCTTATAAAACTCACGATACAAAGGAATACTGGCGCAATGGTGAAACAACAATGTATGAAGACTTCCAAGTTTTCCTACAGACCTTTGAGAACAGCAATGGGCTTACCATGATAGATGAGGCATTGGAAATCATTCAAGAGGATGATTGGGACGAACTCTATAATAATGGTCGTTTAGGTTCTTTGAATGTGTTGGAAGAAATTGAAGACATAGACGAAGCTTATGACCAATATGGTGGTCTTAAAGGTGGCATGAGTAAGGATTCTAATTTAGGTCTTGAGAAACTACGTGACGCTCGGAACAAGACCATCAAAGAAGCCCAAGCGGAGTTCTTTCAACAAGAACGCATGGAACAATATCTCAATAAAGACGGAGAGAACCCTGCTCAAGCGTTAATGAATCAACAACAGTTTGAAAAGAATTTTGGCTGGATGCCTCAAAACTAACCCCTACCCCTACTAATTATGGCTAACAGCTACATTGAATATACCTCAGGACTCACAGCAACTACCTACAGCGTTCCCTTTAACGTGTTATCGATTGATGACGTCAACGTGAAGGGCTACAACGGAACCACTTGGAGTGACCTTACAGTCTCTTCTCGGAATGCCGACGAAAAGACCGTGACACTCAGCGGAGCACCCAGTGCCTACCAAAAGATACGTGTATGGCGTAACACTGGAACCACACAGCTAGTGGACTTCCAGAACGGCTCTAGGTTGTCTGAGAGTGACCTCGACACAGCTTACCAACAAGGTCTGTTTGTGGCTCAAGAGGTTTCTGAGAATGCCTCTACGAACATCGAAGGTATTGGACCACAAGGCCCTCAAGGTATCCAAGGAGTCGCTGGTAATGATGGAGCTGATGCTTCTGCCCCAATTCCAGCCGCTGGCGCTATCGGAGCTTACAGTTGGGGTAGACCTTTAACTAACACTGCTATCGCAATCGGAGCTACATCTAACTCGTTTTACTCTTTTCAACAAGAACACCATTCGACCATTGCGTACGTCGACGGTTCATCCGTTATCCAATCAGGTAGTGGCACTCTTGAGTCAGGCACTTGGAGGTGCATGTCTGGATGTGGTACTGATGGCTTCGGTGGTTTCGCTGGCTTGTGGCTCAGAATCTCATAATCTAATTAACCCCCTCAATACCTTAACCAATTAACCAAAATGATACCTGAAAACCCGTATACAACTCCCTTTCTTGCCGCAAGTGGCATCGTGGGAACCTTAACATTAGATCACGTCAACACCTTCGTAGCAATCTGCGTAGGTGTTCTGACAATGGTGTATCTAGGAATTAAAATTTACAAGGAATTTACAAAGAAATTATGAGTGATAGCAGTGAAAAACTATATGGTCTCCAAGACCTCCTGATTGATGAGTTCATTAATCGCATACAGAGCGGTGAGGCGTCTCCAAGTGACCTCAACGCAGCCCGACAGCTCCTTAAAGACAACCAAATTAGCGCAACAGTAACCAACGATAACCCTATGGCTAACCTTGTCAGTATGCTTCCGTTTGATGACGAAGGTGTTGACCGCGTAGCTTCCCGATAATGGCTAGAGATTACAAAAAGGAATACGAGAACTACCACAAGAAGCCTGAGCAACGTCGCAGGAATGACTCTAGGAAAGCCGCAAGGCGTCTGATGGTCAAGAAACATGGTAAAGCTAAGCTTGCGGGAAAGGACATCGATCACAAAGATCGCAATCCTAAGAACAACTCGTCGAGCAACCTTCGGATTCAGTCAAAGAAGACTAATCGAGGTAACAATAAGTAACCTATGGAAGTACCTCCACAACTAAAGGACTTTAAGAACTTCCTGTATCTCGCATGGAAGCAACTGAACTTGCCTGATCCTACAGCCCTACAGTATGACATAGCTCAGTATATGCAGCATGGGGACAAGCGTGCGATCATTCAGGCGTTCCGTGGCGCAGGGAAGAGCTGGATCTGTTCGGCATACGTCGTTCACCAGCTCCTCATGGATCAGTCGTTGAACATCCTTGTTGTGTCGGCTTCTAAGACACGCTCGGATGACTTCTCGGTGTTTTGTATGCGTCTCATTAACGAGATGCCTATCTTGCAACACTTGCGACCCAAGGACTCTCAGCGTCAATCGAAGATCTCCTTTGATGTTGGAGGGGCTCCCGCTTCACACGCTCCTTCGGTTAAGTCACTGGGTATCACTTCACAGCTCACTGGTAGCCGTGCTGATATTATCATTGCGGATGACATCGAGGTTCCTAATAATGCAGCGACGATGGTTATGCGTGAAAAGCTTAGCGAACAGGTAAAAGAATTTGATAGTATTTTAAAACCTGATGATACGTCTAAAGTTATCTTTTTGGGAACACCTCAGACCTTCGATAGTATTTATACGAAACTCCAAGAGCGAGGTTACAATAGCCGTATTTGGCCAGCAACGCATATTACGCAGTCTCATAATGAAAAGATATATGATGGTAACGTAGCTAACATATGTGTTGATCCAGAGATGGAGGGTAGATCTACGGAACCTCTACGGTTCTCTGACGTAGACTTAGCAGAACGAAAGATCTCTTATGGATCTGCGGGTTTCACAATGCAGTTTCTTTTGGACTCCAAACTATCTGACGTCGAGAAGTTTCCTCTGAAGATTTCCGACCTGATTGTAACAAGTATCGACAACGAGGTGGCTCCCGAACGGTATGTTTGGGCTCGTGACCCCGATAGGGAATGGGACTCTAGTATTCCCAATGTAGCCTTTGCTGGTGAGCGGTATTACCGACCTTTTAAGACACTAGGAGATATGGTTCCGTACACTGGTAGTGTCCTTGCAATTGACCCTGCTGGTCGTGGTAAAGATGAGACTGGTTATGCGGTTTGTAAGATGCTTAACGGTACACTCTATGTGCCTGCCGCTGGTGGTCTGTCTGGAGGATACTCCGAGGATACCCTAGTAGAGCTTGCGGAACTCGCTAAGAAACACAAGGTGAACTACATCGTCACTGAGACCAACTTTGGTGACGGTATGTTCAACGAACTCATCAAGCCTGTACTTACTCGTATTTATCCTGTGAGTATCGAAGAGGTGCGCCACAGCACCCAGAAGGAGAAGCGTATTATCGATACTCTCGAACCCGTCATGGCTGGTCACAGGCTCGTGGTGGATCCTGATGTGGTCAAGGATGACTTCCAGACAATCCAGAAGTATCCCCATGAGAGCCAGTTGAAGTACTCCCTCTTTTACCAGATGTCTCGCCTAACTAGAGACCGAGGGGCGATTACTCATGACGATAGACTCGATGCTCTGAGTATCGCTGTGGCCTATTGGACAGAACAACTCGCGCAGGATGCGGAGGTCAAGATGGCAGAGCGCAAGGTAGAGTTGCTCGACAAGGAGCTACAGAAGTTTCAAGACGCCTACTTTAAGTCCCATGGAGGAAGTCAAGGCGCTCTTACGTGGTAGGAGTCTTGTTGGACTTCGCTAGGTTTTCAGAGGCCTCAAGTATCTGTAAATTCCAAGGAGCGTGAAGCCCACAGAACCCTTCGCCTTGTATGGGCCAGATGTGGTCAACATGAAACACTTCAGAAGAGCCTGCTGCCCTTGCGCATATGGTAAGGGTCTCGCGAAGCTTATAAACATCGTGTAGGGACTTCTGGGCATCTTTATGGAGCTTTATGTTATTCTTGAGCGCACCTCTGCGTTTAGCTTCCCATGCGGTTCTTTTGTGTTGGTTTTTTTGTCTATACTTAATCTCAGATTGTTTAACTAAATCTTTATTTTTATTTTTCCAATTAAAGACACGTTGTTGATGGAGCTTTTTGTTCTGATTATAGTATGTAACAAACCAGTCAGGATTCTTGGAACGCCACGCCTTCATACTTTTAGTTTCTTGAGCCAACTGGTTAGAAAATGACCAACGCTGTTTACATCTCGATTTTGACCTATAGACAATATCACAGTATAAGGGGTGTAAATCCCCTCTAGAGAAAACACCTTTTACCTGTAGCTTGTCTTGATCTAAACAAAGCATCCCTCTATGCTGTATACGAGGAACCTCAGACAGTGGTAGTTTAGTAACAAGATTTAATGTGGTTTGTGTGTTCATAGCTCCTATCCTGTTACCAGAGAGGTAGATGTCAACTAGGAAGAACACCCTATTTAGGAACAAAAGATTAAGATCTCTTAGTTTTTTCTTAACTACTTGATAATCAACAAGATAACTAGAAGAGGTGGTATTGTCGCCCGTTAAGGAAGAAATGAATAAGGGAGGTGTTCTCAAAAATAAATGAGAATGAGGATTAATAACCTTGACAGGTAGTGGGAACAAACCTTAAAATAGTCCCTACTAGGAAACACTTAGTGAACCTTTGAAAAAGAGTGTTTGTAAGTTGGCTGGTAATAAGTCCTCCCTTAAAGTGTTCTTATAATTTCATAAGAGTGTTCTTTAAAATAGGTAAAAGTGTTTGACAGGTATTAACTACCAACCAGTATTACCTATATGAAACACACACTACTAATTCTATACATCCTAATAACCTCAGGATCCCTAATACTCCTCAATAAGTCCCTCAAGGAAACTCAGGATACACTCAAGACTTCCTTTGAAATCCTAAAGCATCACAATGACGTTCTAAACGATCACCGTGAGGCTATCTTGATCATGATTGATAAGCTCAACAACCTATATATGTAATCATGGGAAAAGGTCATCAACCAAGAAAAGGTCACAACCCAGCCAAGCAGCGTAAGAACTACGATAAGATTGACTGGAGTAAGAAGCCAGCAGTCCAGAAGATGGATAAGCCACAAAAGCCAAAATAATGCTAATAGAAGCCCTACAGATCGGTATTCTCCTTATATTGGTATTTGCTAGTATTGATCTCCTTGTTGATTTATTTATGTAATGCCGATTACTTTTACAGATCA